GGGGGCGTAGCCCCTGCAGCACCCCTCGAAGAGAAGAATAGCAACCCATCCCCAAGCGAAAGGAGATTCAACCAGCAACGGTCTAGGGTTGTCCGATTTCCACGGACACTAGGCATCATGCTATTTCTAGGAGGGAAATGCCTCTGAGCTACGCAACACCATTTCTGGTGCCCCCTGTAGAATCCTATTTACCTTCAAAGCCTAACCAATCTCTGAGCTTACGCCCTATGAGATTGGTCATTGCGGCCGAAGAGTAAGGTGCTATTTTCCTAAGCACCGCTTCGACACTGAAGTCGAGCGCGATGAACAAGTCGCGCGCCATCCATTCGCGAAATTCGGAGTTGTTACTACCCTTGTAGTACTTCTTCCACTCAAGGAGAAGATACTCTTGGGCTCGTTCAACTTCATCCCGAATGTTCTCGGCGGATAAGTCTTCGGATTCTACGTCCTGACGTGTCATCGGAGTGACGACTCCGTCAGCTGGTTTCCATTCCATCGTGGTTTTCAACCCCACATTAGGAATGTTCCCCAGTGTCGCCTGGCCAGTAAACCAAGCGTAAAGGCCATAATGGCCACGCAGGCTCTCTGACCGATCCTTCACAGGAACCGGTACACAGTACTCAACTCTCTGCAAGTCCCAATTATACCGATAGGTTGTTCCATCGATCAGCACCTTTCTATTCAGAAAGTGCCGTGGAGCAGAGAACTGCTTGTCGAGTATGTTGTGGATGACATCAGCGGATTTGTAAAATCCATTGTTGTACAATTCTCGTGAGTTTTCCAACCACGAGATCCACACGAGAGGATTAGCGAGGAACTGGTACTGGAATCTGGTGATTGTAACATCATCACCAGAGTACCAATATGCACCGCAAGCTTCTCTGATTGGAGTGTCAGAGCAACTCTTTTGTGCATTGACCACAAAACCGGCATTCTCTAATGTCAGGCAGACATCTTCGAAGGCCCATTTGGGGACTATTATATCATCCCCGAATACGCGCAGTCGATAATGAGCTGCAAAGCCGATAGGATCGGCGTAGAACTTTTCTAGCTGACCGCCCAGATCGCGTGTTATCATGGCCGCAAGGCTCAGAGACCAAAATACTAAGGTCTCAATGGGAAAGCACAAAGCATTCCCCATGGTAAAAAGCGTCTGGTAATTGTCAACTACACGGTCTCCTAAAAGGATACCGCGGGATCTACAATGACACAAGAGTTTGAAGGCGTCTCGAGGTAAAAGTAACCGGGCTAACTTTACGGATAGCCTGTCACTCGCGTCAGCCAGATCGATTGTTGCGAATGAGTCGTTACGACACAGTCGCTGCGACAATCCCTGCCGACGAAAATCGATAGCCTTACGTGCTAATGGGTGCGCGTGTACGCGCTGAGTTATAACCTGCATGAGTCCTTGTTGAGCGAACATAAGCTCTTTTGGTTCAATGCAGATCAGGCGATGTTTCCGAAAGTCTTTCGGAACGATCGCGAGTCGAGAATACCCGAGTGTTGCGGCTTTTTGTTCGCCGTAACGCGAGTATGGAACCATTACTGGATCCC